TATGTTAATCACATTAATATTTATTTTGACTTTTAATTATTTATTGGATGAAAAAAGTAAAGTATATATTGGGGATTTCATTGGACTAGAAAGAAAACCAAAAGAAGAGTCAAAAGATAGAGTAATAACTGTTGCAGATTTACAAAATGCTAAAGAAATTATTACAATATACAATCAAAATTTAGAAAAACAAAAAATAAAATTAAATACGTAATTATTTTTGTAAAAATCTTTTAGGAGAATATTTTTACAAAATGCGGTATATTTTTATAACTTAATTCTTACCCATAATAATGACAGACAACAAATTAAAAATATTTCATGACAGCGATACTAGCACAATTAAAATTCAAGATAATATGAGATTGAATACTGAGAAAGTAAAATTAGTGTCAAGTGATAATTTAAAAACTAATCAATATAATTCAAATAGTTATATGAAACCCAATTTAAATGAAGAAATTCATAGAACGGATGATAATGTAAAAGCTAATTTCAAAATTCTTGAAAATGATATTAATTTATTAGCCAATCCAAAGAAAACCAAGAAATTCTCTTCAGACGAGGAAGATTCTTCAAGTGAAGACTCGTCATCTGATATTTCAACAGAGGAAGACACTGATCACAATGTTTCCCATGATACTACAAACTTATTGGGTAGAGCAGAGGAAGAAGAAGACGATTCATATGATGGAGATTCCGCATCAAGTGCTAGTGGAAGCGGTGGTGGAAGTGCAAGTTCATCCAGTAGTGAGGATCATACAATGACGTCCACTTCATCTAGTCGTCGTGCTCCTCCTCAACGTCCCAAAACAATTGAGGAGATTAACCAAGAGAAACAGGAATTAATTTATCGATTGGAGAGATTGGAACAAAGTGGATTTAAAGCTGCAAGAAAATTCACTATGGGTTCGAGTTTAGAGGATATTCGCTCAGAGTATGAAAGGTTGAAGAAACAAAGAGATGTTGATAAAAGTATTAAATTCCAGAGAAAGATTTTGATGGCTGTTACAAGTGGTGTTGAATTTTTAAATGGTAAATTTGATCCATTTAGCATTAAATTGGATGGATGGTCTGAATCTATTTATGAAAATTTACACGAGTATGATGAAGTTTTTGAAGAACTCCACGAAAAGTATAAGGAGAAGGTTAAGATGGCTCCTGAGATTAAATTATTAATGATGGTTGGAGGTAGTGCCTTTATGTTCCATTTAACAAATTCGTTATTTAAGAGTAAAATGCCTGGGTTAGGGGATATCTTACAACAAAATCCTGAGTTAGCACGCAATGTTCAACAGGCTGCAATGAACACCATGAAACAAAATGAAGCAAAGACTGGAAATCAAGATCCACTTTTTAGTATGATGATGAATCAAGCTCAAAGTATGATGGGACCAAAACCTCAACAAAGAACTAATCCAATGGGTCCAGGAGTCAAAGAGATGAGAGGACCAAGTGGCGTGGATGATATTTTATCTATGGTAAATAACAGACCTCCACCACCAAAAGTAGATCGTGAGGAAACTATTAGTAGTGTTTCTTCACAAGAATCCGCAACAAAGAAAAAAATAAAAATGAGAAAACCTATAGGGACTGCTCAAAAAAATTCTAATGGTAAATTCGTCTTAGATTTACAATAAATTTAATCTTTTATAATAAATGAAAAATATATTAGGAGATATTTTTATTTCGATTGCTTGTTATAGAGATCCTGAAGTTATACCAACTGTTAAAGATGCATATGAAAAAGCAAAATATAAATCTAACATTATTTTTGGAATTTACGCTCAAATGTCTGATGAAGATGAAAAATTGGATTTTAGTTTTCTAGATCCGAAACAAATACGTTTGTTGGTGAAATCTAATTTGAAAGCTAGAGGACCTTCTTATGCAAGATATATTATTTACAATAATTTGTATAAAGATGAGTTGTATTATTTACAAATAGATAGTCATACAAGATTTATTGAAAATTGGGATGAAGAATTAGTAGATATGTTATCTTCTTTAAATGCGAACAGTGTTATTAGCACATACCCTCGAGGTTATCAATTAAAATCCGATAAATTAGTTAGCAGTGATTCAATGAATATCTTAAAGATAAAGAGAATCAAGGATGGAGTTCCAATTTTATCATCTTACACTGAGAAGTTGGAGGCACCAAAGATAAATTTATTTTGGGCAGCTGGCTATAGTTTTTGTTATGGTGCAATTTTCAAGTTCGTACCATTTGACCCATATTTGAAAAATCTTTTTTGGGGAGAGGAATTTTTAATGTCATTAAGATTTTTTACAAATAAAATAAAAATTTATACTCCACATAAACATATTATTTTTACTTTATGGACAAGAAATTATAGGCACACCTTTTGGGAGTTAAAGGAAATATTAGGGAGCAAGTTTCAAATTTATGGTTTTTTAAGTATGTTGCGTTTGTGTGAAATTGGAAATTTACATAACGCGGGAATATTCAAAGAAAAAGTTTCTGCACATTTAGATAAATATGGAGTTGGAAATAAAAAAACAATTGAAGAATATTATAAGAAAAGTGGAATCGGAGAATTAGTGGCAAAAGAAGATTATGACAAAATTCTTTCCGCAATTTACTTTTCTCTCAATAAAGATTTATAATTTAGATATTAAATATGGAAGATACATTATTTAATATCAATATTTTATCCAATATTCTTGAAAAAAATAAAATCGAGATCAATCGAACTAATTGCTACCTTTTTTTCCTTTTTTTCTTAGAAAGGAGCCAGCTTGTTAGTAACATTATTCGTATTATTGATCCATCTATAAAAAATACTTTTTCAATTGGAGTTAAATATTGTATAATTAATGAATCGAAATATGACAAAATTTTTAGAAAAGTAAAAGAATTTAAGAATGATTTCGACAAAAATGAACTTATTAATGAATTAATAAGATTTATTAAAAATACAATTGATGAAAAAAAAGTTGAGCTTATAAAAATGGATACATCCCCATCCAAAATTAAATTTTTGTTTAATAAATTTGATAGCCTAAAAACTTTAATTGATGAATTGGATTCATTTGGAGTTGATGATATAGAAATTCACGAATACCTTCATTTAATGGAAGAATTCGATGATATTGATTTAAAAAGACAACATCTAAAAGATGAATTAAATGATTTGGACAAATCATGGGAGAAAAATAACAAAAAGAATGAGATCGGTTTGTTATTCAAAAATTGGTTATAGTTTTATAGATTGGAAAAAACATTTGTTCTTGGTAAAAAATTATTAATAGCTTTAAATTTTTCTTCCTGCATCGCTTTCTTTTTATCTTCCTGTCCTTTGAATTTGAAGGTAAACTCTTGATTAGATTTTGATTGGGATCCAATATAATTTCCTGTCTCCAAATCTAATTTCTTTTTATGAGTATGATGTTTTCTTGTGAGCAATCCTAAGTTTTCTCCTGAATGTGGAGTCTTCATTTCAAATATAGGAGGATATGCTGAGGGTTTATTCTCAATTGTCAATTGATTGAAAGTGCCTCTATCATTTTCGATACTTAACATTGATTTGAAATCAGTTTTGCCCCAATCTATTTGTAATGCATTGGGATAATAATATTTTAATTGGAATCCATTTTGCTTTAATCGAAAAATAATATATTCAATACATTTTGCAAAATCATATCTCGGTTTTCCAATAATAAAATCAGGGACAACGAATACAGCAAAAGGTTCATCCCTCACAACTGCAGATTGGATACGATGATAACAACTTTCTAATACTTCTTCGTATATTTTTAGACGACCTTTCTCTCTTTCATGTATAAATTTTTTGATATCATTTACATTATACATATTATTGAATAAGAGTAAAAAAAATTTTAAATTGCGATTATAATAATTAAAAATAATCCAATTATAATCAAAAATGAAAAAACCGAAATTTAAACAACTTATATTATCTGGAGGAGGAATTAAAGGAATCGCAATCGTTGGAGCATTGGAAAAATTGGATGAAGAAATTAAAATATTATCGACAGTAAAGAAAATCATTGGAACATCTGTCAGCTCTTATATCGCACTTTTTTTAGCGATTGGATTAAATTTAAGAAAAATAAAGGCTATTTTTGAGAATGTAAATTTTGGGGATTTTCAAGAGTTTGATGTAAAATTACTATTATCTAAATTTGGATTGGATGAAGGAAATAAATTTATGTCATTTTTTAAAGCAACTATGATAACCCTTGGTATAAATCCAAATATAACATTTAAAGAATTAGAAGGCATTGCGAAATATGAAATTGTAATAGTTGGAACAAATATTAATAATTCGAAAGCTGTTTATTTTTCAGCCAAAGATACACCAGATATGTTAGTTACTACTGCATTAAGAATATCTGGTGGATATCCCTTTGCATTCACACCAGTTGAAATAGATGGTGACCTGTATGCCGATGGAGGCTTAGTAAGTCCAATCGCAAGTGAATTAATTGAGAAGAAGGATAAGAACAAAACTTTAGGGATAGCACTACATCGGGGTTTTAGTAGATATCAATCCAATGATTTGCAGGGATTTGGGTATGGAATAATATCATGTATGGTGGATAGTCTTTTAGATAGTAAATTACTTAATCTAAAACATTATATAATTATTTCTTATCCTTTGAATTCGATGGATTTTCAAGTGGATAAAGAAGAGAAAAATAAAATGGCAGAATTTGGTAAAGAAAGAGCTAAAGAATGGTTAGAAAAATTTTCTAATTAAAGTATGACATCCAATTATCAATATTTCTTGGACCACTTACTTCTTCTCCCTTATCTCCTCCTGCTAAACCATTCTTAAAGTATTTAATAGTTGGAAATCCTTTAACACCGTACTTCTCTCCAATCTCTGGTTTAGCATCACAGTCGATCATAACAGCACTCTTACCAGTTCCCTTCAAAGATTGGATAAGATTTTCGAATTCTGGTTTAGTACTAACACAGTGACCACACCAAGGAGCAAAGAACATAACCATCGTTGGCTCATTTGATTGGAAAACACTATCAAGGTCACCTCCTTCATTTAAATTTTCCATAAGGTCATCATAACTGGCGAAATTCTCAGGAACTGGTGCATTAAATCTTTTTGGGAAAAAGACAGCAAAGAGAATAACAGCAGCAAGGAAGATGATGACGATTATCCAGATGTAACCATATGACTTATTGCCAACTGTTGATTGGGAAAGTTTTTTTGCAATATTGGAGACACGACGCATATATATATATTAAAATAGATTTTTTTTTACTAAAAATCAATTATTCATTATTTTTACAATTTCTTCAGAAATTTTTTTATCATTTTCTAAATTCGTTGGTTCTCCGATATTTTTTGTTAGGAGCTCTCTATAAATATTTTCATTATCATTTAATTGAGTAACTAGTCTTTTTGCAGCAAGACTATTGATTTTATTTTTTATTTTTTCTTCAATTGTTTCTTTTGATAAATCACTATCACTTTCTATTTTTGCTGTTGGAATATTATTTTTAATATCTTTAATAATGGTTTCCCTTTCTACAACAAGTTCATTGACGTTTGTAAAACTTTCTTGGCTTTTGTATTTGTAATAAATAAATATAATAATTAATATGAGAAGAAGGACTCCTATTGTAATCCAAATTATTTTTGGATTAAAATGAAATTTTGCTTTTGAAATCTTTTTCATTACTTAATATAATATAAATTTTTCAAAAATCATCATAAGAACATAATAAAAGAATTTTAGTTATAATTATTTTATCTCCTGGCAAGCATATCTTCTAATAATTTCTTTTCTCTTGCTTCCTGTTCTTTGGAATATTGTATATTCATTTCTAAATTCCTCTTAATATTGAGAATGTCATTTGGAGTTAATCCTTCAGTGTATAAAGGATTGTCTAAACTCCTCTTAATCTTATCATACTCTGCCAATAATGTTATTGTGGTAATATATTCATTTCTTACATCCTTTGCTTCTTGTGATGTTAGGGATGCAGTTGATGATACAAGTGGGTTTGTAGATGGATCGAAAGCTGGCTCAGGTGGTGGAGGAATAAAACAAGATTGTGTTTGAGTTGTATTCTCACAATCAAGACCATCGCCCTTTTTAGGAGTAACAATAGTACGTGTTCTAGTTTGTTTAAGAGTATTCGGATCACAATCACTCCATCTTCCCCATTCACTAAGAACACAATTGACAGGCATAACACAGTCTCTAGTTTGAGTTGTTGGCTCACAGTCTTTACCAGTTCCTTGTTTGGGAGTAATAATAGTTCCGGTTCTCTTTTGTTTAAGTGTTGTTGGATCACAAGCGCTCCAGGGACTCCATCCTCCAACAACGCAATCGACAGGCATAACGCAATCTTGAGTTTGAGTTGTTGGACCGCAATCTTTACCATCTCCTGCTTTGGGTGTGACAATGGAACCAGTTCTAGTTTGTTTAAGTGTATCTGGATTACAGTCGTTCCAAGCTGTCCAGTTACCAACCACGCAATCGACAGGCATAACGCAATCTTGAGTTTGAGTTGTTGGCTCACAAGCTTTACCATCTCCTTCTTGGGATCTAAGGATTGTACCAGTTCTTGTCTTTTTGAGGGTGTTAGGATTACAAGCACTCCAGCTACCCCAATTGCCTACGATGCAATCGATTGGCATAACACAATCTTGTTTTTGAGTAGTTGGCTCACAATCTTTACCATCTCCTGCTTTGGGAGTAATAATGGAACCTGTTCTTGTTTTCTTGAGTGTTGTGGGATCACAACTGCTCCAGTTAGTCCAGTTACCAACAACGCAATCGACAGGCATAACGCAATCTTGTTTTTGAGTAGTTGGCTCACAATCTTTACCATCTCCTGCTTTGGGAGTAATAATGGAACC